GTTCCGTGTTGAGTTTGAGTGTGAGTTCTTAGGATCTGTTGATACTCTGATTTCGCCATCTAAACTAAAGACTATGGTGTATGACGAACCAATCAATCGTGGTAAGAGAGGAGGAGAGATATATGAAAACCCAGTAGACGAACATAATTATTCTATTACTGTTGACGTTGCAAGAGGTGTTGAGAAGGATTACTCTGCCTTCATTGTCTTTGATACTACAGAGTTTCCATATAGGGTGGTTGCAAAATATAGGAACAACACTATTAAGCCGATGTTGTTCCCTAATGTTATAGCTGAATTTGCAAGGGCGTATAACAATGCATACATCCTATGTGAGGTAAATGATATAGGAGATCAGATAGCATCAATACTATTCTATGATATGGAATATGAAAATGTTCTGATGACTGCAATGCGAGGTAGGGCTGGACAAGTTTTGGGTCAAGGATTCTCTGGTAGTAAGGTACAGTTGGGTGTGAAGATGTCTAAGACTGTAAAGAAAATAGGTTCACTTAACTTAAAAACACTTATTGAATCTGATAAACTTTTAATCAAAGACTATAATATTATTGCAGAGTTGACTACTTTTATTGAAAAGTCCAATTCTTTTGAGGCAGAAGAAGGTTGTAATGATGACCTTGCTATGTGTCTGGTTATATTCTCTTGGTTAGTGATGCAAGATTATTTCAAAGAGATGACAGATGATGATATACGGAAGAGAGTCTATGATGATCAGAGAGATCAGATAGAGGCAGACATGGCACCATTTGGATTCATCAATGATGGAACTGAAGAGACATCATTTACAGACGATGAAGGAACTAGATGGAATGTAGATGAATATGGAGACAGGTCATATATGTGGGATTATAATTTGTAATGGACTTGGATGAACCAGTCCTGTTTCTACATGAAAGAAAATGTAGAACTTGCGGTAAGACATACCCATTAACAGAGGGATTCTATCTGAGTAGGAAGAGTAGGGGTGAAGTGCCTTCTTCATACTCATATGAATGTAAGACTTGTACTATTGATAGAGTAAAAAAGAAAAGAAAGAGAAATAAAATAGACGTATACCCCGACTGGTAGAGGGTTCATGCACCGTTTCCCCAGTGGAAAAGTACTAAATTCTAAATAATAACAGGAAAAACAACTGAGATCTTCGAGGAACACAACATGACGCTAAATCTAGTATCTCCAGGCGTTAAGGTAAGAGAGGTAGACTTAACTGTAGGAAGGATAGACGGAATCAACGATCAAGTTGGAGCTATCGCTGGGCCATTTGAAAAAGGGCCTGTAAACGAACCAGTTCTAATTGAGACTGAATCCGATCTTCTAGAAACATTTGGAGCTCCCAAATCTACTGATGCACAATATGAATACTGGATGACTGCATCTTCATTCTTATCTTATGGAGGAATCCTAAGAGTATTAAGAACAAACAATGCAACACTATCCAATGCTAACTCACCTGTTGGTGTTGCGATTACAAACTTGTCAATCAAGTCATCCGAAGATTATTATAACAACCGTAGTACAGACACAAGTTGGATGTACGCTGCAAGGAACCCTGGCTCTTGGGCAAATGGTCTTAAGATTTGCAGCATTGATGGTAAGGCAGATCAAAGACTATCAATCGGTACAGACGGAATGGTTGTAGGATACGCAGTTACTGCTGGATTCTCAACTAGTGTTGCGAACACAGATGGTACTGTTGGAGTTCAAACAGGTTATCTAAAAGGAATAGTCACACAGATCAACGTTGGTACTGTTGACATTAAGGTTGTAAGTAAGCATAACATCACTACAGATGTATGGAGTGCAGTAGATTATGAAGAAGGTTCTTCAACTGCATCTTTCCAAGGTTATGATGTTGGTATCTACAATGATAACACTACATCAGATACTAGCGTAAACCACCCAAATAGAATTCAGTTCTTCAATACATCAGGAACACCACAGAGCGTTGAGAGAACAAGATTTAATGCTAGTGTTGGTATCGGTTCTACTGAAATTACTTTCGGTGCTGATTTCAATACACTTAAGTCTGCTCCTGGCGACACAGTTAAGTCAGTTAACGGAACATACGAAGGTAAGATTGTTCAGTATGGAACTCAACAACAGTATCTAATTATGGATACTGCGGCAACTGTAGCGTTTGCAAATACTACATTCATAGTGAAGTCTCAAGTAAATGCTGGTGTTGGTAGTGGTCTTTATCTAAGAGAAGGTAACACTATTATTGACTGGTATGATCAACAGACACTTGGTCTAGATAACTCCAATGTCTTCTGGAAATCACTTGCATCCAAACCAGCAACTACAGAGTATGCTTCAGAAAGAAGTTCTAAGAATGATGAATTCCATGTCGTTGTTGTTGATGACGATGGATCTGTAACAGGTACTTCTGGAAACATCATTGAAAAATGGACTGGACTTTCAAAAGCTTCTGACGCAAGAATCTCACCAAGTACAGGTGTTTACTACAAAGACTACATCGCAAACTTCTCTAATCAGATATTTGTTGGTGCTGCTCAAACTGGTGTTGGTATGAAACACACTATGATGAGTGGATACGGAATTGATTCTGGTGGAGTTTGGGGAACTAAGGCACAAGGAGTTAACTTTAATGGTGCTGGTGCAAGTGTAATGACTCTTGCAAGTGGTAATGACTACGGTGCAGAAGGTCAATACAAGTGTACTTTAGCTGATGTCGTAAGTTCTTATCAAGTTCTAGATAACCCTGCTGAGTATTCAGTTAACTACTTAATACAAGGGCCATCTGGTGGAAATAACATATATGAAGCACAAGCTAAGGCAAACAAACTACTTAGTATTGCAACTACAAGAAAGGATTGTATTGCATGTATCTCACCTTATAGAGAGGGAGTTGTCGGTGTAACAGACACAGACAAACAGACTGCAAATATCATACAATTCTATGATAGTTTACAATCAACATCTTATGGAGTCTTCGACTCAGGTTATAAGTATACCTTTGATAGATTCAATAACACATTTAGATACATTCCTCTAAATGGTGATATCGCTGGATTGATGGCAAGAACATCAATCAACTCATTCCCTTGGTTCTCACCAGCTGGTGCAACTAGAGGAACTATCAACAATGCAGTTAAACTTGCATATAACCCATCACAGGGACAAAGAGATCAACTCTATCCTAAGAGAATCAACCCTGTAATCTTCTCACCTGGCGCTGGTATTTCACTATTCGGTGACAAAACTGCACAGAAAGTACCATCAGCGTTCGATAGAATTAACGTTCGTCGTTTGTTCTTAACAATCGAATCTGTTATTGAGAGAGCATCAAGGTCTCAATTATTTGAATTTAACGATGACTTGACAAGAACTAACTTTGTCAACATTGTTGAACCTTATCTTCGTGATGTACAAGCAAAAAGAGGTATCGCAGAATTCGTTCTTATTTGTGACGAAACTAATAACACTCCAGATGTTATTGATGCAAATACCTTTAAGGCAGACATCTTCGTGAAGCCTGCACGTTCTATTAACTTCATCGGATTAACATTCGTTGCAACTAGAACTGGCATCAGCTTTGATGAAGTTGTTGGATCTGTTTAATTACTAAATACACAAAGAAGAGAGGAATTAACTCATGGCACTTGACGCACCAGAAATAGGTAAGAGGACGATAGACAGCTTCAAATCGAAGCTAGTCGGAGGTGGTGCTCGTCCCAATTTGTTCGAGGTATTACTAAATTTCCCAACAGGAACAAAAGGTGACACATCAGATTTTGACGAGAAGGCTAGATTTCTAGTTAAAGCTGCTAACCTCCCTGCATCTAACATCACTCCAATCGACGTTCCATTCAGAGGAAGGAACTTAAAGATTGCTGGAGACAGAACATTTGATGTTTGGACAATCACAGTTATCAACGATACTGACTTTGCAATCCGTAATGCCATGGAAAGATGGATGAACGGTATGAATAACCTAGAAAATGCAACTGGTGAAACTACACCTAATGACTACCAAACAGATGCATATGTTTATCAGTTAGGTAGAAATGGTATTGCTGCAGCGAACTCAACACAGGGAACTGCTCAATTAGATGGGCCTAAAAACGCAGATAAAGTTCCTGTTCTAAAGGCATACAAATTCCACGGAATATTCCCAACTAACGTAAGTGCAATTGAACTTTCATACGATCAACCTGACACTATTGAAGAGTTTACAGTTGATTTACAAGTTCAGTGGTGGGATGCTCTTAACCCAGATGGCAATTCAATGTTTGCAGAAACACGATAATAGTGTTATAATATAAGATATAAATAACTGGGACAGCCCAGTAGAAGTGAGTTAATGGCTAAATTATTTGGTTTTAAAATAGAGAAGGACGATGATTCTGCAAAGAACGTCGTCTCTCCTGTACCCCAGACGAATGAGGACTCCTCAGACTATTATGTTTCGAGTGGTTTCTACGGCCAATATGTTGATATTGATGGTGTATTCAAGTCAGAGTTTGAGTTAATAAAAAGATATAGAGAGATGGCACTGCATCCAGAAGTGGACTCTGCCATTGAAGATATAATAAACGAAGCAATAGTTTCGGATCAGAATGATTCTCCTGTCGAAATCGATTTGGAGAATCTTCCAGCATCTGCGAAGCTTAAAGA